CAGGAATAGATATTACTATTGATCCAACAGCTTATTGTGCTCTTGTAGTAGATTATCTACCTACATGTAAACCTATTTGTTCTCCTCCCACAGCTGTAGAGCTTTTTGAGGCTCTTGTTAAAGCTGCTTGTGATTTACAAGGACAAGTGGATGCTGTTGTTGCAGATGTTGCTACAATAGAAGCAAATTACACAGTAGATTGTCTTACAGGTGTAACAGCTTCTTCAGGAACACACGCTATTCTTCAGGCAGTTATTACAAAACTTTGTGATCTTGGTGTAGACCTTGCAGCTCTTGCTCTTGACGTAGATACAAACTATGTTAAGCTTTCTGATTTAAATACACTAATTCAAGCTTATTTAGATAGTGTAGTTGTATCAACAGACTATTATACTAAAATGGTTCCATACACAGCTGTGGAATATTATGGAGATTTATTAGGTTTTGATGGTACAGGTGCTGGTTCAGGCATTTGGCAAAAAATTTATCTATGTAATGGTCAAAATGGTACTCCTGATAAACGTGGTAGAGTTCCTGTTGGTGTTACAAATGGTATAGGTGGTGGAGCATTTGATCCTTCTGTAGATCCAGCTATTTCTGGTAATCCTACATATAATTTTGGTGATGTTTATGGAAGTAACATTATAACTCTTTCAGCATCACAAATTCCTGCGCATACACACTTAGCTTCTACAACAATAGCAGACACTGGACACACTCACTTTGTTGCAGGAAGTGGAACAACAGGAAGTTGTTCTACAGCAAATAATACAACTGCAATAGCATCTGGTGGAAGTTGTGGAACAAATGATGCATACACAATGCGTCCAAGTGGTGTTGTAGCAACAGTTGGTGTATCTAGTACAAACAGTTCACTTGGTCTTAGTGTTGGTGTTACTGTGGCAAATAATACTGGTGGTGATGGAGCTCATCCAAACGTACAACCTGTATTGGCTTGTTACTACATCATGTACATCCCTTAACAAATTAAACTAATATATAATGGCTTGTGTCCCAGGTATGCCTTGTTACAACATAACCAGTATGGTGTTTCCAAAGAAATGCAATAATGGTTGGCTTGATGGTCTTGGATTAAATACTGATCTTATTCTGTATAATGGACCTAACCTTCCATGTACAGGTATAAACTTTCAAGACACTGTCACCTGTGTTATTGATAAGATCAATGACCTACTCTGTCCAGAAGCTCTCACTAGTGCTGTGCTAGCAATTATTCAAACAAACTTACAATATAATGAACAGTTCTGTGAATTGGTACAAGCATGTCTAACAACCAGCACATCCACTAGTACTTCTACTAGCACTAGTACGTCTACTAGTACGTCCACTAGTACTACAACTTCTACAACTACTGTTCCTTTATAAATTATCAAAAACCCTGTTTTGTTGGTTTTACAGGGTATCCCCTGCCCTTTCTAGGGTGGGGGTTTTTAATTATGCAAGTTAAGCTATATAATTAAATAAATTAAAATAATTTGGGAGTTATCAAATTATTCCCTACCTTTACGTCAATTTAACCAAAGTTTTCATAAATGGCTGAAAATCAATACTTACTAAATCAGCTCCAGCAGCTACTTAGTTGGAAAAAAAGCAAAAAGTTCTATGCAGAAAAGCTAGGAATTACAGAAGATGAAGTGAGTGAGTTATTGAAAGAGATCAGAAGTGGTCAAGAGTCAATTAGAAATGAAGCAGAAACATCAGGATATATAGATGCTCTTGAAGAATCTATACTTAAATACGAAGAAGATCTTGCAAAGGGTACAGGAGAAATCGTTTTTAATTCTGCTGAAGAGATTAGATCCTTAGATGAATTAATAGCTAAATGTAAGATTGATACAGATAAGTGGGAAATAACTAAATACGTCCAGAACTATTGGGGAAATAGCAAAACTCCTCATTGGCAAGTTAAGGCTTGGATGAGTAAGAAATCCACTGAACAAGTGTTTCAAGACTCATTTGTTGAGTTTCTCAAAGAATATCAGCCTGAGTGTTCAGAAATTCCATATCCTAAACAAAATCATGATAAGTCATTAGCATGTCTAATTATCAATAAACAAGACTCCCATCTAAATAAATTTGACATAGATGGCAACAATGATATAAGTAAAAGATTCTCTAATATTCTACAGAAGGTAGAGGTTATTGTAGACCAAGCCAGCTTATCAAATCATATAGACACAGTGTATTATATCATTGGGTCTGATGAATTTAATAGTGAATTCACTGGAACTACAACTAAAGGAACTCCACAACAGAACATTCTTACATATCATGATTCTTTCAAGAAGATTTGTGAGCATGAGATAGCAATGATAAAGATGCTTCTTGAGAAATCAATTGACGTAGAGGTTATTTATGTAGCTGGTAATCATGATGAATTTGTAGGATGGCATATGATCAATTGGCTATCTGCATACTTCAAAAGTAATTTAAGAGTGACGTTTGATTGTTCTCCTAAATACAGAAAGTATGTAAGTTATGGAGAAACAGCAATGATGTTTAATCATGGAGATGCTATAAAACCTGCAAAGCTTGCTGGTATATTTCCAATAGAATTTAGAGAAGAATGGTCAAACAATAAGAACTTCTACATATTCACTGGAGACAAGCATCATGAGATAAGTATTGACTTTGGTGGAATTAAGTTTTATCAAATACCTGCTTTTTCAAATGCTAAGAGTTCTTGGGATGAGAAGAATGGTTACACAGGCGCAAGAGCTGAAGTTACAGGATTCCTTATAGACTTTGAACAAGGAATGACAAACATATTCAAACAGTATTTATAATGGCTAGTAATATAATAACAGATGAGAGACGTGCAGAGATAAATGATGTAAACTATTTGTATAAGTGTACAAAATGCAATGTTCTTAAACCTAATTCTGAATATGCCAAAGATAACAAAAAAGGAAGAGGTAGAGGATATGTAACTCAATGTAAAAAGTGTAGAGCAAGTTATAAAAAGAATGAATTGAGTGAAGAAAGTAAAAAGATATCTAGAAAAAAACAAAACAAAAAACATAGACTGTCTGTAATTTTTAATTCATCTAAAGGGAACGCTAAAAAAAGACAAATTGAACATTCAATTTCTATAGATTATTTAGAAGAATTATGGAATAGTCAGAACGGGTTATGTTACTATACAAAGAAACCAATGTTAAAAGATTTACAAAACATAGAAAGTAACTATGATTCTGTGTCTATTGATAGAATAGACTCTTCTCTAGGATATGTTGAGGGTAATGTAGTTTTATGTAGATGGGTTATTAATAGAATGAAAAATGATTTATCAAATTCATATTTTTTAGAAACTATTTCTGAAATATATAAAAATTTTAATCTATAATGTCAACAGGAAGAAAACTTGTAAGTGATGTAAGAAGTATGCATAAATTGCTATCAACAGATAGCTTAATAACAGACCGTGCAATTTTTTCTGAGGTTAGAAATAATGCATTGCTTCTTATTAAAAGAGAAACTAACCTCAGAAAACTCTGGGCAACAGACACTCTTTTTACAACACTTCCATGCCTTGAAATGATTGAGGTGCCTATTTCAGAATGTTGTGATTATGTAGACCCTTGCTCTATCGCTAGAAGTAGATTCAAACTTCCACGTATAGCTGAGGGAAACTATCAATATATTATTCAAGGTGTTTATTCAATAAACGCAATGAGTGGTCAAGGAAAGAAACTTAAAGAGATTACTATCAATAGATATGTAAATCTTTTAAAACTTCCTATTATAAAGAACGAAGCTTATTATTGGATAATGAATGGTTATCTATATATAAGTAATCCTCTTCTTAAAGCAATCAGAATATCTGCTTTATTTGAAGGTGATGTTCCAAACGATCTTCTCTATCCTGAATGCTGCTGTGGTGAAAACATAGATATTGAAGATTATTGTATAAATCCTTTAGATAAACCATATGCTCTTCCTGGATATTTACAATCACAAGTTTTGGAGCTTACTACCAAAAAACTATTATCTACTTATTTTTCCCTTAAAACAGATCTTACAGATGATGGTTTAGATGGACAAGCTCCAAATGTTAAACCAACCAGTTAATGAGGACAAAAATAGAATGGAGATCTGCAAGTAAAGATAACTACAAAAACTTCTGTAAGAAACATTCTGAAATCAAATTAACATTTGACGAATGGAAAAATGTTATTTATAGATTTAACGAAGCATTTAGAAACTACATTCTTGAGACAGGTGATAAAGAAAAACTCCCTTATGGTTTTGGTGAGTTCTCAATCAATAAGAAGAAGAGAAGAAAGATTAAAGGAGTTGATGGTAAGGAATTTGTTAATCTTCCTGTAGATTGGGCTAGAACAAAAGAGAAAGGAAAAATTATATATAATTTCAACTACCACACAGAGGGATATTTTTTTGGATGGATTTGGTTTAAAGACTCTGCAAGAATAAAAGGAACCAAATTCTGGTATTTCAAACCATCAAGAGTGACATCAAGAATGCTAGCTCATTACATAAAAACTGATGAGAAATATCAACACATCTACAAAGAATGGAAAAAATAATATAAATGAGTTACTATTACAAATATGATTTTATCAGTCCTGAGCCTGTCTATTCCACTGTAAAGGAAGAGCTTAAAAGCTATTTTGATACAGGAGCTGTAGACGATCTTATGTTCCCTACATACTTAGATAAGTGTCTTAGAAAACTAGGAAAGTCTTCTTATCAGATACAGGAAACGCTTTTAGAAATATGTGATTTTGAAGCTAGGCTTCCAGATAACTTTTTTGCTGTAAGAGAAGCTTGGATGTGCGCATCTGTAGATGCACGACCATACCAATCAGCCAATTCATTTTATTCTCAGGCTGCTGATTTTACAACTATACAGGTTAGTCCTATTATTTCTGGTTCAGCACCATGTACTAATTTAGATTGTAGTGATTCAAACTGTGATGGTCAGTCATGTCTTCCAGAGATTATTCAAGCTGTATATAAAACAAATAACTCTCTAAATCGATCTTATACAAAATCATACTTATTAAAACCAGGTAATATTTCTGTAAAAGCTCATTGCTCACTTGATTGTGCAAATATTGGAAGTTCAGCTGCTGACAGTTTTGATGTTAGAGATAACAAATTTGTAACGAATTTCAGAAATGCTGATGTTCATTTAGTATTCTATTCTACAGAATATGATGGAGCAGGAAATCAAATGCTTCCAGATAACTATCGTATTAGAGAATATGTTGAAGCATTCATTAAATATAAAGTGTTTGAAACTTTGACAAATCAGATTAATGATGAAACATTTAATCAGATTCAACAGAAGTTGATGTATTATAAACAACTATCTGAAGAAGCATTCATCATGGCTGATATTGAAATCAAGAAGCAAGATGCTTGGACTAAACAAAGAAGAATTAAGCAAGATTTGAATAGATTCAACATGTATGAACTCCCTAATAGGGTGAGTAGGTATGGTTGGAGAAGAAATGGATAACTATGGCAGATCAACAAGAATCAAATATAAGGCAAGAAAATAATGTAGCTAGAACTGGATTGAATCTTGACCAAACGGTTAATCAGATTCAGAAGGGACAGCTAACTTATGCTCTTAACGCTGCTGTAGAAAACTTTGACTCAAACTCTGTTAATTATCAGAATGAGCCAGGAAATGAAATTTGTTTGAACTTCCCTGAGAACTACCACCTAATAGGAACTCATGCAATTATTGAACAGAACAAACATATATTCTTTTTAACTAATCCTGATACAGGAGCTAGTGAAATTGGATATATGGATAATAATGATTGTCTCTATCATACATACGTAAGTGGAACATGTCTTAATTTTAACACAGACTATCCAATTCATAAAGCTGTACATAAGATTACAAACTGTGCTACAGAAATTTATTGGACAGATGGATATAATCCACGTAGATATTTAAACCTTACAGATCCCACAAGTTGGCAAAAGATTCAAGTTGGAACAAATGTTTGTGATAATCAAACAATTCCAGAATTAGATTGCAATAAGTTAAAGGTTCAACCTAATTTTAATATTCCTCAACTAGAAGTTGTAGATGTTGTCAATGGAGGAAACTTAATAGCTGGTACATACCAGTTTGCTATACAATACTGTGATGTTGCAGGAGATGGATATACATCCTATTACTCTGTAACCAACCCTATATCAATTGCTAATCCACAAATCACAACAGCAGACTTTAACTACCCTGTTGGTAAATCTATAGAAGTAAGTATAAGTAATATTGATGTCACTGGATATTTTCAGTATTTCAATTTTGCTGTAATTAAAACAGTTAATTCAATCACTTCTGTTGAACTTGTTGGAACATATTTTGTAGATGATTCTTCTAGAATAATTACATACAATGGTCAGAATGAAACACAAATAAGACTTACTATTAATGATATATTTGAAAAGTTTCCATATTATGAAATAGCCCAAGACTTAACAGCTGTACAAGACGTTCTTGTTTGGGATAATATTACATCTATAGATAGAGTTAGTTATCAGCAGATAGCTAATCAAATTGAACTCAATTGGCAGACATATAAACTTCCTGCTGATGAGAATTACGCTGATGCTATAAACACTGCAAACTTAAGAGGATATCTTCGTGATGAAGTGTATGCTTTTGAAATAGTGTTTTTATTAGATAATGGTAAACAAACAGATGGTTTTCATATTCCTGGAAGGATTAAAAACTTTAATGAGTTTAACTATCCAGATGTACCAAACACCAATCCTGACTTCATAGGAAGTGGAACAAGTGCTCCATATTGGAAGATATATAATACAGCATCTGTAACTGGAGCTGCGGTAGGAGCAAATATTGGAAACGCTACACCTTATCAGTATGGTGAGTTTGCATATTGGGAATCTGAAGATGTTTATCCATGTAATGATAATGTTTGGGGAAGTCTTTCAAATACACCAATTAGACATCACAAGTTTCCTGATGTTCTTGTAAGTCCTATATTTGAAAGTGGGGTTCCAACTATCAATTATGATGGTACATATACAAACCTAGAAATGAAAAACGAGTCTGTTTTTCCAATAGGTGTTAAAATTAATGTATCACAAGTTTATCAATATATAAGAGTATCTAGTCTTACACAAGATGAGAAAGATAGTATTGTTGGATTTAAAATAGTTAGAGGAGATAGAAGTACAAATAGTTCAATTGTAGGAAAGGGAATCCTTAGAAATACAGGAGAATACACTAGAGAAAGTACGCCTTATTATTTCCCCAACTATCCATACAATGATCTTAGAGAAGATCCATTTTTGTTAAATGGCTCAAATGCTTATTCTCTTAACACTGCACCTGAAACATTAGACAACACTTGTAGAAGTTATGATGCTTTAGGATATGATGCTGACGGATCTACAGTTGAATATAAAGATTGTAGAACTGGTAATTACACAACAATAACTGTTGCAATTGATGAAGTTAAAACTTTTTGTGCATTAGGTAGTCCAGTGGTAAAAGATGGAAAGGTTTGTTTAACATCAAACACTTATAGAACTTATAAAGTAACTAAGATAGATACTTATGGTACAAGTACAGTTAATGTAGTTTATCCAAATGGTTATGGTTGTGATGATCCTGATGGAATTCCTCCTGTAGGATATGCTACATATTGTGATTTTTGTGAAGCTAATCCTTCAGATGTTTGTTGTACAAGTTCTACAATAGTTACAGGTAAATTTAATGAAGTGGGTCTTTCAGTTGGACCTGATCCCTATCCTATAGTAGGTTCTGAAAGAATAGTTAATTCTTTAATTAAACCTTATTGGGTTACTGGTGAAACATCATTTACAGTTGAAGAAATTTCTTCAACAGGTTATGATACAATTTGTACTCCTACAATTTTAAAAGCATTTGATACAGATGCTACTAAATATAGACAAATATTCAACTCTCCTGAAACATCTTTTGGAAGACCGTTTCTTGGTAGTGTTTTAAAACTTGAGAGTGCTATATATGGTGCTGGTTCTGCGCATTTTGTACAAGTGCAAAAGAATGCAATGTACAAACTTATAAGTGACAGTGCTCAAAGAGAGGCTCTTAAATCAAGTGAAGATATTGCTGATATCACTGCTCCATTTAGTCCAACAGCAATGTTCACTGCATACCAGGCATATCTACAAATATATATAAACGGTATCACTAGAAGAAATTATGGATATTCGTATAACTCAATAGCAAAATATAACTACTCTGCATCTATAGATAACAATCTAGGGGTTAAACAAAGAGAGCTTGATATATATCAATACCTTATTCCTGGTGTTCAAAATGTAGGAGATGATCGTAATATCAATAACTTTGATAGAGAATCATCTGTTTATTTAAAAACAATAGACACTAGAGATGGTAGTCCAGTAATACCTCTACCCTTCCCTAGTCAAACACCTAGTTTATTAAGTGGTACATTAAGTCTTATTGATGATAAATCAAGATATATACTTTCTGAAAGAGAAAATTGTGCAGAGCCAAACAAAGAATTTTCTATTAGTGTAGTTTCATACTATGCTTCAATAAAGAATATATTTGATAACCAATGGGGTCAAATATATTCATATTTAACAATTGATACAGGATTTCAAAATCTATTGAATGAAAATCAATCAGTTGGAATCATATTTGGTGGTGATACATTTATTAGTCAGTTCTCTTTTAAAACTAAACTTCCTTTCTTTATTGATAATAGAGTGGGGGCTCCTGATGATTCAGACATATTCTATGATGAAATAGGTAACGTAGCCTATCCTAAATACTGGCACTCAGCTAGATCTATTCTAAGTGATTATACCACTACAGTGGTTTCAGGAACGTTATTAAGAAATATTATATCAACGAAAGCTCATAATTTTGATTGTCCTAACCCTCCCACTGAAACATATTACGATGGTAAGATGTATATGTTTGCCTATGGTATACCTACATTCTATTGTGAGTCATCAGTAAACGTAGACCTTAGACAAGCATTTAATAATAGAGAGGGTGACTTCTACCCACACGTGAGTACAGGTATTCCTGATAACTGGTTACAGCAAAGCTTTGTTCCTATTTCTCAGGATAATACGTATTATTACAATACAACATTCTCTAAACAAAATAAAGAGAATTTCTTTTCACATCTACCTATAAATTGGGACGGTGATCAATGTTACACTAATTTCCCATTCAGAGCAATATATTCTGATAGGCAACAAAGTTTTACAGATAATAGAATTAATAGCTGGTTAATCTATAGACCAATATCATTTTTTGATTTTCCTCAAAACTATGGAAATCTCGTATCCCTAGATGGTATTCAAAACAGAGCTATTCTAGCTAGATTTGAAAACAAATCTCTTCTATATAACACTCTTCTTACAATAGATACAAGTAATCCACAAGCTGCCTACTTAGGCAATGATACATTATTTAGAAGTGCTCCTCCAATAGATTTTGCAGAAACTGATCTAGGATATGTAGGAAGCCAGAACAAAATGCTTCTTAAGATACCTCAGGGACAAATCACTGTAGATGCTAAGAGAGGACAGGTGTTCTTAATATCAGGCAACCAAGCACAAGATTTATCAGCATTTGGTTCAGGACTTAATAGATTCTTTACAGACCATTTGGCATTTGAGATCCTTAGATGGTTTCCTAATTTACCTATAGATAACCATTTCAATGGTGTAGGACTACATGGTGTATATGATAGTAAGTATGATAGGGTGATTATATCTAAACTTGATTACATCCCTCAGAACACTAGTGTTAAATATGATGCAGTTACAAATGACTTCTATGTAGAAAGAATAATACAACAAAATGATGAAGAGATTGCTCCTGTTGTAATTCGTCAAATAGTATATCTAACAGACATTGAATATTTCTGTAATAAGTCTTGGACATTGTCATTTAATGTAAACACAAAAAGCTGGGTGAGTTTCCATAGCTATATTCCAAACTGGTACATAGGAGAGAATAATTTCTTCTATTCTGGATTGAATAGTGGCTGTGATCTTCATGCTATTGCTATACAAGAAATTCCAGCAACCACTACAACCACTACAACATATGTTGTAGATTGTACATTAGAAGGAACAGCTAGCATTTATCCACCACCTACAACAAGTACAACATCAACATCCAGTAGTACAACAACTAGTACAACAACATTAGCTTTAGGAGAATGTTTCAATGTTACAAACACTCAAGGAGCTGATATATCAATATCTTATTTTAATACAGCTAATGTACTAAGTTGCCAACTTATATCTGATGGCACTGAGTTTAATGTATGTGTCTATCCAGGAACAGGATCTTCAATATATCCATGGACCAATACAGATTGTACAGGAACTCTTGCTTCAGCAACAATATATGCTTTATTGACAACTTGTTATGATTCAGGAGAATGTTTTACAACAACCACTACATCAACAAGTACGTCCACTAGTACAACAACCTCTACTAGTACCTCTACAAGTACAAGCACTAGTACATCCACTAGTACATCTACTAGCACTAGTACTAGTACGTCAACATCTACCAGTACAACAACCAGTACCACCACTGAACCACCTCCTACCACAACTACAACCACAACATTAGCTTGTGAGTGTCATGATGGTACAATAAATGATAACAATGCATTTAGTTATTATGATTGTAATGGTAATTTAATTGCAGGTGGTGCAGAATTGGGAAGTGTTATTTGCTTTAACATCAACGCTCCATATAGTGGAAATATAACAGACAATGGTATATCTGGTACTTGTAGCTGTGGAAGTATTCCTACCACCACTACCACCACAACCACTGCAGCTCCTACCACCACTACTACCACTACTGAAATACCTACCACCACTACCACTAGTACCACTACTGAAACTCCTACAACAACAACAACCACTACCACTGAAACTCCTACAACAACAACAACCACTAGTACCTCAACAAGTACTACTACATCAACAACAACAGTCACGCCTCCTCCTACCACTACCACCACCACTACTACTTTAATAACTTGTAATATTTATACAATTGAAGGTGCTCCATCTATCGATGTAGAATGGTTGGAATGTGATGGTACACCAAATTCTGCCACAGTTAGTGGTGCGTTTCCGCCTATCTGTGCTCAAACAGGGTCAGTTGTTCAAACTGGAGGTGCTGGTAACATAATACAACTTGGAAGTTGTACAAGTCCTACTACCACTACATCAACAACAACAGCTACACCTCCTCCTACTACTACAACTACCACAACTGTAGCATATTATACATTTGGATTAGGAGTAAGTTCAATTAGTTTTGGTGACGCATGTATAGACCATGGGGTGGGATCAATATTAAATTATTATGCAGCAGTACCAACACTTGCAAATGGAGTAGTTCTTTATCAAGACCCTGCTTTATCAACAGTTGTACCTGATAACTATTATTCAGATGGAGTTAATAGTTGGTTAGTCACTGGTGGTAATGGAATATTAACATTACAAACCTCTTGTACACCAACTACTACTACCACTACAACATTGGGTTGTGATTGTCATGACGGTACTATAAACGATAATAATGCATTCTCTTATTATGATTGTGATGGGGTATTGCAATCAGGTGCTGGTGGAGAACTTAATTCACCAATTTGTTATAATATTAATGCAGCATATAGCGGAAATATAACAGACGATGGTCCATCTATTGGTTGTAGTTGTATTCCTTCATAAAATCTAATTAAATAAATAAAGAAAATGAAAAAGATAATTATTGTTTTTATATTAAGTGTTTTCTTAATCTCTTGTAATGAATCATCAGTAAAACCTGATACACAAGGCACTTACGATGATACAGATACACTACAACCAATTCTTGATTCTGTAGCTCACGCTCAAGATTCAATATTAGAATCTACTGACATAGGTGGATTTAAAAAATAAATAAAATGGCACAGACAGTATTGATAACATTAACCACAGCAGGAACAGATGTAGGTCCATTTGACCTATATTCTGATGCAGATGGTTATGCATCATCCTTTCAAACAGGGGTGTCTAAACCTATTTTAGTTGCAGGATATATATGTACAATAGTTCCAGATGGTGCTACAATAATTAAGTTACAATCTTATGGGACATGTACTAATAATATATATCTTAATATAACAAGTGATCCACCAACCACTACAACTACAACATCTAGTTCTACATCTAGCTCTACATCAACAACAACATCAACTACAACAAGTTATTGTCAGTCTATTGGTTCAGGAACTGGTTGCTATAATTGGAATATTATTGCAGGTCTTTCAGGTGCGGTTGTTCAAGTTATAAACTGCTCTGGTATAAATACATCTGTTGTTTTAGGTGCAAGTGGAACAGGTAATTTGTGTGCGTGTGATGGAATTACACCAACTGTTACTGCTGGATCAGCTACATTAAATCAAGTAGGTCAATGTTAATAAATGAATAAAACAATTATAATAAAATTAACAAGTGCAGGCAGGCGAACTGGTCCCTTCAACATCTATGATGATAGGGGAAACACACTTGGTATTGACATCTCTAAGAAGAATCTTATAGATGGATATACAGTTAGTGTAGAAGATGTTGTTAATGTTATCATCATCAAGTCATTATATACATGTTGTGATACAGAAATTAGAATTCCAATTGGTACAGCTACAATAGAAGAATTAGCAGCTATACAATTTAAAGATTCTAATACAGCTTCTCTTTGGAGACATCTTACAAATCCTGTTATATATAATACATATTATGGATGTATAAATCCATATATTATTGAATATCCTTTTGCATATCAATATCATGATGAGATTCTTCAAAATGTAAAGGATTACACAAAGGCTTATAGATATCTTTCTAATGATGGAGTGTTTAATGATAACAGAAAGGTGGAAACAGACGATATGTATTTCAATAAGGCTATTCTTTATAATGGGCAACAGTGCTCTGGTATCCTTAGACTAGTTCAAAAACCTATGAATAACCTAAAGGAATACTTGAAGTATCCAATATATAACGTTGATAGTAAAACAATTACGTTTACTAAATCAGATAATTTCTATCAATATAATACATTCTGGTCATTGGTTAAAGATAAATCCATACCTTTGTTTACAAAGAGTTGTGAATCTTTATCCATAGACAAGATTGTAAATCAACTTAATATGGACTATGGCAAGAGGTCTTTCAAAAAAGAACCTCTAAGAGCTAAAGAATTAAAGGTGAGACATATTCTAGATGACAGATCTGACGCACATTTAGTGAGTCAATTTATTTACGCTCCTGCTCAAATCTCTTACAAATAATGGCTAACAAGATTACATGTACATGTGGACATTCCTGGGATAAATCAGATTCCAGTAAGAAGGATGCAACAGTGTGTCACATCTGTGGAAAGAACAATGTCATGCAGCTTGGTGGTTATGTCTATCCTGTAAACTATTCTCCACAGAAGAATGGTGGCTGGTTAGATAAATATGGTGATGGTGGAACAATGCAAGAGTATCAAGAGAACTACAATGATAGTTCTGCATCTATAGGTCCAGGATTTGTAGGAATGGGTAATAACACACAAGGTAGAAACTATTCTCCTGCATGGGGTGGACAGTTTGCAATGGGTGGTAATATTCCTGGTTCTGTAGGATTTACATACGCGCGTACGAAAGGGATTCCTTCAGAAGGACCTTATGCTAAGAAGACATTGCCCAGTGCACAGAATGGTGGAGAAATGTCTTTCTATCAGAATGGATTAGATTGGAAACCTAGGAATATTAGTCAGGATGGTACATATGTAAAAAAGCCAAGAACAGATATGCTCACAATGGATCAGTATCGTGTTCAAAAAGCTAAAGAATCTACTGTTACTCAAGCTGAACCTAAACAAACTGCTGCTTCTAAAGCATTGGCTATAGCTGTAAATCCAATGACTGCTTTATCATATAAGTTGAAAGGTCAAAATATACCAGAGAATTTTGAAAGAGGTGAAAGAAATATTTTAGATTATGCGGTGGATATATTTAATCCTGCTGGTATAGCTGAGTCTGCTGCTTCAATTCCTAAAAATATATCAGAAGGAGAATTTTCACAAGCTGGATTAAATCTATTATCTGTTCTTCCATTTGGTATGGAGTATGTAAAAAACCCACTTGTTAAAGAAGCTTTTTCAAAGATTAAAGATATTCCTAGAGCAGAAAGTGTAAAAGAAGCAATTGGACGTGTTGCAGGAATTCCATTAAAAAAGGATTTACCAAGAATGGCTGCCCAAGATGTAACATCTTTCAGAAAAATTCAGGAGTTAGGTAGAATAAGAGATCTTGGAAAACCTTATTCTGAACAAATAAAATATGCTTTAGAAAATAATCTTCCTGAAGAACACTTCCAAAACTTCTTTAAAAAATCAAGAAAAGAAGCACAGGATTTATTAAATACAGGATATGCTGAACAAGAAGCTGCTAGATCTGCTGGTATAAGAAATAGACTTAATTTAGAAAGACCATCAAGAAGATCTCAGGCTATAGATATGACTCCTGAAGAACTCACACAAGGTCAACAAAATTTAATGCGTGCTTTATTTGATGAGAATGACCTTGATCAATTAGAAGGATTTGGAGAAGATATTATAAATCCCTCTCCTCAAAATACAGCAGGACGTTTATCAGAAGATGAGCTAAGAGCTAGATTTAGAGAACTTGATGCAGCAGATGAAGTACGTGTTTCACCTACTACATCAGGATCAACAAGAGATCAAAGAATTCGTGAGATTATGGATACTAGAGCTCAAGGTATTCGCCCTAGTGAGGAAGTCATGAGACAAATATTAACTCCAGAACAGTTTTCTATTGCTGAACAAAATTTAAGAGGAAGATCTGTTTCATTAAATGAACTATCAGACGATCAATTGGATCGATTAAGAAGTCAAATTCGTGCATATGATAATAGTGAAATTATTCCAGAAAATAAAGCACAAAATATCGCTACTGGAATCAATAAAGGAGTTCGTTCTCTTGATAAAAAATTAGAAAATTTTTTAATTAATAATATTCAAAATTATCCATATTATTCTGGTGAAATTCAACAAAAAGTTCCAAGTCTTTATTTAGCAGGAAAAGGAAATTTAAAAGATGTTTCAAAACAAGTAGGGTTTGCTCCAGAAGGAATTAAATCTGGACAAGTTTTTACAGGAAGCATGAATACATCTCATAGTTCATATCTTCCCCAACTGAAACAAGTTTTCAAGTATGCTGGTGGACAACCTCAATTTCTTGGATATAAACCAATGAATGTATTAGGTTATTTATCTCAGGCAGGATATGATGAAAAAGACATAGCAGCATATTTAAATTCTGAAATAGATGAACAAGTAAAAAGAGGCATTATTCCAAAAAATATACAAAGACCTTTTCAAAAAGAAGAAAATGTAATGCTTCCACATTATGGAGTAAAACAACATAAAAAAGGTGGAGAAATAACTAAAGATGACAATGGTTATTGGAATCCAGAGAATTGGGGAAAGCCTGTAGAAATAGGAAGTAATGATATAACAATGCAAGGGGTATATGAACCTCTTCTTGGCGTTTCTGATACAGGAGATACACAAATGATGTATCCTGGAGAAGATTACACATTTGATGGAGAATCAGTTACAGAATACCCTATTAAAAAGAATGGTGGTTGGTTAGAGAAATATAAATAAAAACCTGTATAATAATACATTATGAAAAAAGACATTTTAAAAATTGCTGGTGTTAAATCTGAGAAGGAGTTTTATAAGAAGTTTCCTTCAGAGGCAGCATTTATGAAAGCTCATGGTAAAGAGTTTAAGAAAGCTGCTATGGGTGCCTCTATGGTAAAGAAGCAATTAACACAACTTACAGATTTCTCTAATCCTCCACAGGCTCAAGTTGGTAAAAAGATTGGAGGAATTCCTTCTCAGTATCAAGTACAAACGTATAGTCCGTATGCTGGAAATGTGTCAAATAATGCCACATACAACCAGCAAACTGGAATGATTAATTCTAATACAGGACAAGTGGGTATGGCTGATACACAAGATTTAGGATTTACTAATTCTGGTAACAAAACATTTGGTCGAAGTATAAAAGATTTAAATGCTAATGATTTACAATCAGGTATTCAAATGACATCAACAATAGGATCAAATGTTCAAAAAATAAGTAATGCAGTTAAAGAAAAAAAACAAGCAAAACTAACAAATGCATTAGCTCCTGTAATTGAAGAAGCTTCTAGAACTAGAGGTGAAATATCTAAACGTCAATATGTTCGTCCTGAAGATATGGCTTTTGGTACACAAGAAATGGGTCAAACTTATGGTGTGGGAACAAACTATCTTGCTAAAAATGGTATGCAAGTTGGAGGTAATCTAACAGAGATACAAAATATGTACAATCCTGGAGATATATATTCAGATCTTGGATATGAACCATTAAGTGATAGTGAAATAGTTAAACAATATAGACAAGGTGGATTTATTCCTAAAGCTCAAGATGGTCTAGGATTGATTCAAGAAGGAGTAAATATGGTTGGTGATATAACTGCTGGAATTATAGGTATTGGTACTAATAAACTTAATAAAAAAAGTAATCAAATTCTTGGTCAAGCTGCTTTTCAATCAGGTATGCAAGGAGTACAAGAAGGTCAGTATAGTGGATTTATGGAAGATGGTGGATGGGTTAGTCATGATTGGCAGCCACAAGTAATAGCTAAGTTTGGTGATTATGATATGAAAGATCTTCTCAAAGCTGATCCTACAATGGATACACTAAGAGCTGGTGGAAATATAACAGCACAAAAAGGAATAGGATTACTTCCATCAAATCCTTCTGGATATGTTGATAGTGTAATAAATGCAAATAAAAATATTCAGTTTTATAAAGATGTTTTAGCTAAAAAAGCACCTGAAATATCACAATTTCCAGGAATGTTTTCTGAAACTGAAATTAGAGGAATGGATGATTCTAGTGAAAAAAACCCTTATGTAGGATCGAGAACTAGTGTAAAACCTTATTTTAGTTATGTAAGTGGTAAATATATACCAATAGAAGGAATGAAAGAAGCATATGAAGATAAAACAATACCTGGTATAAATTTCCCAAGTCAATATACTGCTTCAGTATTTGAAGAAGAAATGACAAAAAAAACAAAAAAACAGAGAGCTGGTGGTCATCTTAAATCTTACACTGAACCTAGTGAACAAGCTATGTCTACAGAAAGACCTGAATTTGCTATGGGTGGAGAACTTCAAACACATTGGGGTGGTGATGCTGAACCTATTTCTTATAATCCATATCTACCAGATGGTGGAGAAACTGTAATGTTCAGAGGACAGTCTCATGAAGAATCTGATGGACAAGGAAGAACAGGTATAGGTGTTACATATGGTAACAATCCTGTAGAAGTGGAGAGAGGTGAACCTGCTGTAAAACTTCAAGATGGTGGAGAAGAAGAAAGTCTTATTGTATATGGTAATATGAAGATTCCTTCCTATGGTGTAAGTGAGCTTGGAGATCTCAAAGCTAAAGGTAAAAAGTTTAAAAACTATGCAAATGATTTAAGTAAAATAGAAGCAAGACAAAATAAAATTATAGAAAAAGCTACTGATAGATTAAGCTCTCTTGATCCAAATACAGCTTTTGAAAAACTAGAGTTTGATAGTTTATCTGCAACAATAGAGGGTGCTAATATGAAACAAAAAGGACTGGCTATTCAAAAACAACGTCTTGCTGGTATACAGAATGCTATTCTAGATACAGCAAAAGAACAAGGATTAGATAGCGA